GACTCAACCCGCACTTCATTCTCTTCGACGAGCTCCACGCTCAACCGAATCGAGAGCTCTTCGACGTTATGTCTCTAGCTATGGGTGCGCGCGGAAACTTGGCAACGCTCGTGGCGATCACGACGGCCGGCCAGAAAAGCGACTCGACCGGACGAGACTCCATCGCGTATTCGCTGTACAACTACGGGAAAGCGGTCTCTCGAGGAGAAGTGGAGGATCCGTCGTTCTTTATGGCTTGGTGGGAAGCCGAAGGAGACCACAGATCCGAGGAGACTTGGCGGGCCGCCAACCCGGGATACGGGGATCTTTCCGATCCCGCCGACTTCGTTTCCGCTGTCCGGAGAACTCCCGAGGCTGAGTTCCGCACGAAACGTTGTAATCAATGGGTCTCGTCTCAGCTTGCGTGGCTCCCGACCGGATCGTGGGACGCTTGCGCGAAAGAGTTCCAACCGGATCCGGACGACGAGATTGTTCTCGGCTTCGACGGATCCTTCTCCGGCGACGCGTCCGTCATTGTTGGTTGTGTTGTTCCGAAGGGGAAAGACGATCCGGCCCGCTTGTTTCTCGTCAAAACTTGGGAGAAGGATCTCGAGAAGGACGGAGACGATTGGCGCGTCGACATTGCCGACGTTGAAAATACCCTCATTCAATTCTGCGCGGACTTCCCGAAAGTGCGAGAGATCGCGTGCGATCCGCACAGGTGGCAGAGATCTATGCAAGTACTCGCCGATCAAGGACTCCCAATCGTGGAGTGGCCGTCAAGTTCGCCGGCACGAATGGTTCCGGCTTGTGCGAAGTTCTACGACGCGGTCGTCGAGCAACGACTCGAACACGACGGAGATCCAACTCTCGCGCGACACCTCGACAACGCTGTCGTCAAGAACGACCGACTCGGACCAAGGATTGTCAAGGAGAATCGCCAATCACCTCGAAAGATCGACGCCGCTGTCGCCGCTGTGTTAGCCTACGATCGCGCCACAGTCGCTAGAATGGAAGAAGTAGTCCCCCAATTCTTTGTGTGAGGTGTTATGTCGACAACGATTCAACTCTTGGGAGCTTTGGCGATAACTATCGGCGTGGCTCTTCTTTCGCTCCCGGTTGGTATCATAGTTGGCGGGGCTTTCTTGCTTCTTGTCGGCTTCGCGCTAGGACGGTAAATGGTATTCAATCGGCTCTTCGAGGAGCGGTCAATCTCGTACCAATCGGTATTCGAGTCCGGCGACGATCTCCAATTCGGAAACCTATCGGCGACCTACGTCACCGACGATAACGTCTTCCAAGTCAACGCTGTATTCTCCGCAATCTCTCTAATCGCGGACACGGTCTCGACTTTGCCGCTCGACGCCTTCACTCGTCGGAACGGGACTCGTCAAGTTCTCCGACCAAAGCCGGAGTGGGTCAACCAACCCGACGTGGATCTTCCCCGAGTCGCTTTCTACAATTCGCTGATCGTCTCGCTCTTACTCGACGGGAACGCTTTCGTCCGAGTGTTCGCTAACGGATCCGGCCAAGTCACGAACCTTACCGTCCTCAACCCGAAGAGCGTCAAGATCCAACGATCCGGAGTCGGCCGGCTCACTTTCCAAGTTGAAGGATCCCCGAGACCGTTGACTTCCGAAGAGATCGTCTTCATTCCCGATCTGGTCCGTCCTGGAGACGTTCGAGGAGTTTCCCGCGTCGCTCAGCTCAAGGAGAATCTCGGTCTCGCTGTCGCGCTCGAGAAGTACGCCGCACAGTTCTTCGGAAGCGGCACAAATATGGCGGGCGTGATCGAGTTCCCCGGGAACCTCACCGCCGAACAAGCCAACGAGCTCGCTCGCGGGTTCGACAACCGACACAAGGGTTGGAAACGAGGACACAAGACCGGAGTGTTGTCCGGCGGGGCAACGTTCAAAACGACTCAAGTCGATCCGGAGAAGTCTCAAGCGATCGAAGCTCGTCGCCTAGCTGTCGAGGACGTGGCCCGAATCTTCAACGTCCCGCCGCACCTTCTCGGTCTTCCCGGAACTAACTCCTACGCGTCCGTAGAACAAAACAATCTCGCGTGGGTCACTCACGGTCTCCGACCAATTATTCAAAAGATCGAGGACGGGTTCTCCCCGCTTCTCTCGCGATCCCCGGGAGGCGCGGACGCTTTCCTCAAGTTCAACATCGACGGACTCTTACGCGCGGACATTCAATCCCGAATGAGCGCTTATTCGACCGGACTCCAATCGGGGTTCTTGACAATCAACGACGTCCGTCGTCTCGAGGATCTTCCCCCAATGGAGGACGACTCGGCTAACGTTGTCCGGGTCCCGTTGGCGAACGTTGATCTCAAAGAGTCTCACGTCAAGGCTCAACGCGAGCGAGTGCAAATGGCTCAAGCTTTGGTTTACTCGGGATACGATCCGGCGGAGGTCTTGGCGGCTCTCAATCTTCCGCCGATCTCTCACACCGGGCTCCCGTCGTCTCAGCTCCAACCAATTAGCCAGATCGATCCGGTCGATCCGGAGAGCGCTTACGAGGTCGAGTAATGGCTATTGTTCACAGGCTCGTAACTCTGTCGGGAACTCCGACGGAGATCGTCGGGCACGACAATCAACCTCACGAAGTTCATCTTCACAATATGACGAAAAGCTCGAATGAATATATTTATATTGGCGGACCGTCCGTCGGAACCGGAAACTCGATCCATATCGATCCGGGCGAGTCGATCACGCTAACTCTCGGACCTGAAGATCGACTCTTCGCGATTAGCGATCCGAGCGGTCTAGACGTTGGCGTCCTGGATATACGGAAGAACGACTAGTGCCTTACTTTATTACCGACCGTCACCCGGAGTGCGCGAACTGGGCCGTTGTGAAACAAGACGGCGAGCTTCTCGCTTGCCACGCCACCGAGGACGAGGCGATCGACCAAATGGTCGCCGTCTCGTTGTCCGAGGATCTTGATCCCGGCGGAACGTACGACGGAGAATCTTTCCGCGCTCTCCCCGGGGAACTCGTTCTCGGAGACTTCGTCTCTTGGGACTCGTCCGGCGGGACCGTTCGAGGACAGATTGAGCACGTTATGACGGAGGGAGTTCTCGGGATCCCCGACTCTTCTTTCTCGATCAACGCTTCCGAGGACGATCCGGCCGCGCTGATCAGAATATGGCGTCCAACCGAGGAGGACGGGGAGACCGATTGGAACCCGACCGAGACTCTCGTCGGACACAGGTTCTCGACGTTGACGAAGATCGACTCTCTCCGTTCGGAGATCCGCCAAGTGAATCTCGATCCGCCGGCTTATATGCGCGCGGCCGCTCGACGCGGGATCGAATACTACGAAGAAGGACTCGGCGGGGACGGTCTCGTCGATCGGACGATCCGGGAGGCTAGGGCTATGGCTCGAGGATCCGTCACCGCTGAGAAGTGGGTTCGGATCGCGGCGTGGATCGCGCGACACTTGGGAGATCTCGACGCTCCGGCCGCCGATCCTAACTCAGAGGAATACCCGTCCGCCGGAGTTGTCGCCCATCTTCTTTGGGGTTCGGGTCCGTCAAAAGCGGCCGCAGAGCGCACGCTCCGCTACGCTGAAGGTGTCGTCGCTAGACTTGAAGAAGAGAACGAAGGCCGCACGAAGGGTGAAGCTTTGAAGAAAATGGAAACGAGAACTCTCTCCGTCGATTACGAGATCCGGGAGACCGGGGACGGAATGACGTTCGAGGGATACGCCGCGATCTTTGACTCTCCAAGTGAGCCGCTCCCGTTCACCGAACGTATCGCTCCGGGAGCTTTCGCTCGATCTTTGAAGAGTCGGAACGACGTCAAGCTAATGTGGAACCACGACACCGGGTCAATCCTCGGTTCGACGAGAGCGGGAACTCTCAAGCTTGTCGAGGACGGTCGCGGCTTGAAGGTGACGGCCGAGTTACCAAACACTACGCTCGGTCGCGATACGGCGGAACTACTTCGTCGTGGCGACGTGGACGCTATGAGCTTCGGGTTCTCTGTCCCGAAGAACGGGGACGCTTGGTCCGAGGACGGAGCGGAGCGAACTTTGAAGGAGATCCGTCTCCACGAAGTGTCCATTGTGGCTTTCCCGGCTTACACGGCGACCGCTGGAACGGCGACCGTCCGAGCTTTGGATCGTCTCGCTCTTCGCGCGAACGTCGACGTCGACGCTTTGGCCGACGCTCTCTTGAAACTTGAGAACGGTGAGGATATGTCTTCAGCGGATCGGGATCTTCTCTCTAGCGTGTTGGACACTTTGGCTCCCGAGGAGGAGAAGAAGGAGGAGACTCCGGATCTATCTGTCGATCTCCTCGCTTTGAAGAAGAAGAAGCTCGAACTCTTGAAGGGATACCACAATGGCTAGCAGGTCAGACATCAAGGCGGCAATACTTCGCGCGGCAGGGAACCCGACGTCGGGTCCGATCGCTGAGTGGGCGGACGCTTTGGCGGACGCTGTGGCGGAGTTGGACGCTCCGAAGACTCACCGCAAAATTGAGAAGCGGGTAATCGCTCCGGCGGAGATCCGGGACGACTCGGAGAAATGAGAAGAGCCGGCCCGAAGGCCGGCCCTCCTCCGTCAAGGGAGACGCCTAGTCCGCGAGCTCGGCGACCATCTCGTCAAGGGCCGCGTAGTCGAGCTTGTCCGAGATCCAATCGACTCCGTCGTGGGTTCGACTGTCCTCGTATCCGAGGAGCTCGATCAACTGTCGGTACGACGGGTTCGCGGAGATCTCGGCGTACTTGGCCGCGAACCGATACAAGCTTTCGTCGTTGTTGATCCAAGTGACGACGTTCCACGTCTCTCGGTTCTTCCACCCGTTCATCGGTCGCCGTCCTTCTTTTTAGCTGCCATCACGCGCTCACAATCTGGTGAGAGAGCTTCCGTAAAGAAGCTGGCTTTGTGAAATCCAATCCTGAAGCGACCATTCGTTCTGCCATCTCCTCGAGACTCAGCTTCACGAAGGCTTTGCCTCGACAAGCTTGGCAAGCGCAAGCGACATTCCAGTAATTGAAACTAGCTTGACCAGTCAGGTAAACCATTGCTTCTTCTTTAGAACAGGCGTTGTTCATTGTCTCTCCTTGGGGTTCGTTGTTGCTCATAGTTTGAGTTTAGACCTAAACCGTCCAAAGTGGAAATCAATTCCAGAACGAAAAGTCGGCGAGTCGGTACAATGGAGACACCGGAACTGTGAGTCATCTCTGCCGGGAGTCGGTTCGGCGTTATCGCGGCCGCGTCCAATCCAAACAACTAAGGAGATCCAACAATGAGTGAGTTTGTGAAAACTCAGGAGGAACTCCGCGCCAACCTCTTCTCCCAAATGACCGAGGTCATCGAAGGAGCAGAAAAAGAAGGGCGCGGACTTGACTCCGCCGAGCTCGAGAAGCTCGACCGGATCGAAGGCGACGTGCGGAAAGCTGACGAGGCAATCTCTCACGCTCGTAACGTCGAGAGCCGTAAAGCGGAAGCCGCTGAAAGCGCTCGTGACTTCGTTCCAACCGAATCCAACGACGAGGGCGACGTATTCCGCGCTCTAGCTAACGGAGAGATCCGTTCGCACGTCTTCAACGCTGAGAAGCGCGCCACT